AGCTCAAGATTATAGTAGGATATTTAAATATACCATACCTTTCATTAAGAAGCTTATAAGGATTACTCCTAAAAGTTTCCGTGAAAAGGATGATCTAACAGGAAATCTGTTAGTTAAATTTAAAACACCTATTTGGGAAGAGTATCATATGACTGCGAAGAAAGGCCCCTCTAAGGGACAGGGTTTGGTTAATTGTCTTCAGGATCTAGTGTCTATGCCTGATTCTTTAATTAACTCAATTTCCTCTCTTGGTGGTGATTTACTCTCTAAAAATTTGACTACTTTACTATTAAACGTTGAGGAGTTATCGAATGTACTTGGTTCGCCCGTAACAGAAGATAAAACTTTTGTTAGGCGGATCGCTTCTTTTGGTGACTCTGAAGGTAAAACAAGGCTTATAGCGCTTGTTGACTATTTCAGTCAAACAGCACTTAAACCATTGCACACTCGTGTAATGGGAGTTCTTCGTTGTATTCCGCAAGATCAAACCTTTAACCAAGGTGAAGGTCTTAAAGAATTAACCTTCGATCCTCAACGAACTTATCACAGTTTCGACTTAGTCGCATTCACTGATAGATTTGCAATTAATATTTGTGCAGAACTATTAAGTAAAATGTACACTTTGTCTTACGCGAGAAGTTGGTTAGATGTCATGTGTGGTTATGGCTTTGCTTATATGCCTCCTAAAGGAGAACTAGCAGATTTAGTGTTTTTGCACTACTCTGTTGGTAATCCCATGGGGGCTTATTCGTCTTGGCCTGTAACCACTCTTTCCCATCATTTTATAGTCTATGTTGCCTGCCGTGAATTACGTATCGGCTGGTCAACTGCAGAATATAAATTATTGGGAGATGACATCATAATCTGGAATAGTAAGTTGGCCATTAAGTATTCTGAATTGATTGAGCTTATTGGTGTAGATATACAAATGCAAAAATCTCACGTAGGGAATTCCCTATTTGAGTTTGCAAAACGTGTATTTATACCAACAGGTGAAATCTCACCTTTTTCAATAAAGGCAGGCTTGAGCGAAACTGGACGATTTTCATCGTTTATCAGTTTTTTTGAAATGCTCGATAACCATGCCGAAAAAGGTTGGATACTCAATATTTCAAGGCTAGATGCAGTCTTGCGCTTTTATAGTAGTCACCCTACACATTTTCGTGAAAAATCGAAAATTAATAGGGAAATTACTATTAAGCAATCATATATGCTATACCGCATGCGGCGAGGATATGACGGGGAGCTTCCGCTGATAAATCAGTTTCTAGCTCTTTCCGATTATCCTCAGTTGTCATGCAACCAGACGAAACTTGCGAAAGCTTTAGTTTCAGCTGGCGTGTACACTATATATGAAAAGTCTGCAAGTACTCTCCTTGGTAAGTTGGATTATAGGTTCGAAAGAGCCTTAATACAATTTACCACTGGGACTGATAGAACAGATGCTGTTTATGCGCATCCTTTTACCTTCGTTTATGGTAAGTACGTTGAAGAAATGTACTTACTATCAAACGCGGAGGCAGAGGCAATGTTAATGAAAGGACAGGATTGGTTACCTGAACATTCCACATTAATTGCTGCTGATCCTTCTAGTATGTTTGAAATAAATAGTCAAACATCAAAGGTTGTTCGATCTGAGTCACAAATTTTAAAGGAGATAAGGAAAGGTACTAGTTCTCTAGCTACTTCTTCTTACTTCTCAGTCACATAGAAACCTTAATAAGACATAGGTTCCCATGTAATTGTGGGA